GTTACATCAATTATTAGGTATTGATTTTGACAAATACGGATCAAAATTGCCAAATATGTTTGAATCACAATCTTCACCAAACTATCATGATGAATATCATATTAATGATGAATTATTTAATGACATTAATAAAAGAGTTTTTTGGTTGGATAAAATAGTGTTGTTGCCAGAATTAATTTATTTGTCATTCGAAAATGAAAATAAAATACTTGATTTGTCATTTTTTGATGAAGAAATCATTAAACAAAAATTAAATATTAATTTTGATTTGAAAACATTCAAATTTTTTTGTATTGTTCAAGCTTTTTTATTTGATGACAAAAATAGTCGAGTTGACGACATCAATAAAAGAATGAAGATTTTAGATTGTGGTTATTATGATCAAAATAATAAAATGATTAAGGAATATATTAAAAAACAATATTTGTCACACTATCATTCAGAAATAACCAATCAACATAAACAAGAAGTTCAAGTTTTAATTAATGAATTAATTGACAAAATGATTAACGAAGGAAATTTAGATAATTTTATTGATTTATTGAAAAATGGAATAAAAAGAAATCATGTGTATGCACATATATCAGATTGTCATAAACTTGGTTTTATTGATTTGAAAAATAAATTATTTGAAAATTATGTAGTTCCACTCAGAGAAGATAAAATATGGATTTTTATTATGGGTAAAACGAAAACAAATGAAATAGTTTGGAATAAAGGAAATGTTTTGAGAATATCTTTGGAGAACTTGAAGAATAAATATGATTTGTGGGGTATTAAAGAAGAAAAGTTTTATGCATTGTATGATGAATATAAGAAAACAGTTAAACACATTTATAGGGAATTATGTAATAGACACAGTCATGGAAATGACAAACCTTCTTTTTATGCTTTTGGGTATAAAAATTTAAAAGAATATTTCAGTTTTATTTCAGAAAATGAACAAAATGAATACATTGATATTCATGATGGATGTTGTGGTATTCATAATAGAGTGGTATGTAAATGGTGTTAAAATATTAAAATATTGACTATATAAAATGAAATTAAAAAGCAATAAACAATATATAAATACCAATAATACCAATAAGACCAATAATGTAAATAATACTAATATTACTACAAAAGATTTAGAAAAAAATTTTGATAAAATTAAAGAAATTTTTTTAATTGAAGGTTTTTATTGTGTAAATTGTGCTAATGACAGAAATAGTGTTGATGAAAAAGGAGATTTATCTCAAGGAGGACTTCAAATTGTATACCCAAATGATAAAATAATTCAAATAATTGAAAGTAGAGTAATGAGAAATAAAGATAATACACAATCAAAATCTCTTGTTAGAGTTATAACAACATCTGTTTATTTCTTGGAAAATGATATGATAAATTATTTATCAACAAGTACAAGAGGTGGTTCTTCAACTGGATTTGTTTCTGAAATAACGGATAGACAAATTAAAGTTGTTGGAAAAACAATTTCAAGTTGGACCAGTCCAGGTAATGAATATAGTTTCGAATTTGTAATTAATTCGCCATCATTCAATGGTGATTTTACATGTTGTGAAAGTAAAGTTTATGATAAAGCTGTAGTTAGAGGAGAAACAACCATTAATTCTTGTTGGAATATTAAATTATGTTCAGATTTAAGTTACAAAAAATTGGTTTCTTTGTCTAGTGACGAAGTAACTAATATCAATGAATATTTAACAAAACAAAATATTAATATACAAAACGTTGATGCAGTATCTGTTTTCGAATTTTTAATAAAAAAATATTCCACAACATTAAAAAGCAAAAGCAGTGACAGTGAATCTGAAACATATAAATCAGGATCATATAAAAATGGAATGGCAATACCTGTTTTATTATTTAATCCAGACAATGGAGAGGAGTTTGTAGTTATCAATGATCAAAAAGTAAACGAAATTCAAACATTTTCAAGTAATTTAATTTATAATAAAGATCAATCAAATAATGAAAGTTACATCAATAATATATTTATTGGAAAATTCATTTTATCGAAAGGAAAAGTATATGGTGTAAGTACAGATTCGAACGGCACTGTTTTCAGGGGATATGTGACTGATTATGGTTTAGATGAAAAAGGGAATGAAAAATTATATTTAGATGGATATAAAATTGATCCAGTTATTGGAAGTGTAGATTGTTTCCAAACATCATATATAGGCCAAAATTCAGTGGAAAAAGAATTAACTGTTTTAAATCCAAGATCTGGAATTGCAATTAATAGAGTAAATACAATTAAAAATGAAAAAATTGTTCTTAATAGAATAGCAAAGAGAAGGTCAATATCTTTAACTAGACGACAACAAGTCAATAATGTGATACATGATTTATTTTTAATAACAAAATTTTGTGATAAATAATATAACATATTAATATGAGAAAAATTCCAGAAAAATACGAAAATCCATTTGATAATATATTAATCAACATCGCAGAGATGTCAAATAATTTCTTTCATAAACAAAATTTTACAGCAAATGATTTAACAACTTTATCTTTATTGTTTTCTATATGGTCTACATTTAATTTATATAAAGGAAAATATGGATTGTCTGCCATATTATATTTAGTGTCATATTATTTTGATTGTATGGACGGAAATTATGCTAGAAAATATAAAATGGAATCAAAATTTGGTGATTTATATGATCATTTCAGTGATTTTATAAAAACGATATTTCTTTTTATCACGATGTACCAAACAAATAAAAATAAATTTTGGAAACTATTTCCAATTATTTTATTTTTGTTATTTTTAACATTTGTTCACATGTCATGTCAAGAAGTTTATTATGATAAAAATAATTCTCCATCATTATACCTAGTCAAATTATTGTGTCCAGCTAATAAAAATAATGTTGATAAATTTTTAAAAATTACTCGTTATGTTGGAGTTGGTACTTTTAATTTATTTATTTTTTATATTTTATTAACATATAATAAATAATTTTATTGTTAATTATAATATGGAATTTCCAAAAATAATTCATCAAATTTGGATTCAAGGAGAATTACTTTTGCCAGATAATTTTAAACAATATCAAAATGAGATAAAAAAATATCATCCAGACTGGAAATATATGTTGTGGGATGAAATCAATATATTGGAATTATTAAAAAAAAATAATATTGATTGGTTAAAACAATATTATAAATTTCAATATATGCATCAACGTATAGATTATGCCAAGTTAATAATTTTATATTTATATGGAGGAATTTTTATTGATATGGATGCATATACTATTAAAAATTTACAAAAATTATTTGACGATAACAAACAATATGATTTTGTCATTTCAAAATTAGCAAATTTATCAGGAATAGCAAATTTTTCCGTTTGTGGCAATTTCACACAGTGTTTTAACAATGGAAATTTTATTTCGAAACCAAAAAACGATATTTTAAATTATATGATAAAAAATATAAGTGATAGTTGTAATTTATTAGATAATAAAGTTAGGTGTATTGGCAAAACAACAGGACCTGTTTTTTTTAATAAAATCATTCAAAAATACATTGATGACAAAAATATAACCAATAAATCAAGTATTAAAATTTTAGATCACGAATATTTAGAGCCTTGTTTGGGTAAAGATAAATGTGATATTACAGATAATACTTTTGTGGTACACAAACATGAAAATTCATGGATGGATTCTTTAACAAAAGTTATAATTTATAATTACATCCACAATAAAAACAAAATAATTATTATGACTGTGACGGTATTATTTTTAATTTTCAAGTTAAGATATACATAAAAAAATATTAAAATTTAAAAATCAAACTAGTAAAGATCATTTAATAAAAAAAGAATAAGATTAAAATACGTCATTTCTGTTTTTCTTTAATTCGACTAATTTTGATAAAATATCATCAATGTTCCAAACTCCACAATTACTATTTTCTGATTCTTCGTTAGTTCTTTTTCTAACTGACACAGTGTTATTTTCTATTTCTTTATTGCCAACTACAAAAAAATAATTCCAATTATTTATTTGTGCATTTCTAATTTTTTTATTTAGTGTAGAGTTTGAATAATCTATTTCTGCATACAAATTATTTTCTTTACATTTTAACAATACTTGTTTAGCATAATCTATTTGAGAATCATTTAATGGAATTATCATAATTTGTTTTGGAGATAGCCAAAATGGAAATTTCCCATCATAATGTTCAGTTAAAATACTGATCATTCTCTCGAATGATCCTAAAATAGCTCTATGGATCATTACAGGTCTATCAAACCCTGAATCAGTAACAAATTCTAATTTAAATCTTTCTGGTAATTGAAAATCAAGTTGGATTGTAGCACACTGAAATTTTCTACCTATTCCATCTTTTACAGTGATATCTATTTTTGGACCATAAAATGCACCATCACCTTCATTTAATTTCCATTCATGACCTGAATTATTTAATGCTTTCTCCAAAGATTTTTCTGCTTGATTCCAAATATCGATTTCCCCAATAAATTCTTTTGGTCTAGTTGACAAATTTAATTCATATTCAAAACCAAAAATTTTATAAATGTCTTTTATAAACTCTAAGGCACTATCTATTTCTTGATCTATTTGAGAAACCATACAAAAAATATGTGCATCATCTTGTTGAAAACGTCTGACACGAGTCAATCCAGTTAATGAACCACTAAATTCATTTCTGTGTAAAACTCCAAAATCAGCAAATCTTATTGGAAGTTCTTTGTAGCTTCTAACCCGATGTTTAAACATCAAACAATGACCAGGACAATTCATGGGTTTCAGTCCGAATTTTTCTTGTTCAATATCAAATAAAAACATATGTTCTTTATACTTTTCCCCGTGTCCACTGATTTCCCATAACTTGTAGTTATAAATATTTGGAGTTATAACTTGATCAAATCCTCTTTTTACGTATTCAGATTTAATTAAATTTTCTAATTCAGAATAAATTCTTGCTCCATATGGTTCAAAAAAACATGATCCTGGTGATAATTCATTAAAAAAAAATAAATTATTGTCAATTCCAATTTTACGATGATCAGACATATATAAACAATTTAAGTTAAATATTAATTGTTCAATTTTTTATAAAAATAAAATAAAAAGTTATTGTATTATAAAATTAGTTAATGAACTTTGATACTATTGATGGACCTGAAAATTTTGAAATAATTAAAATGATTGGTCAAGGTGCTGTTGGAACAGTATATAAAGTCAAAGAAAAAATGACACAAAATATTTATGCCATGAAAACAGTAAAAAAACAATTTGTGTTATCAAAAAATAAAGTAGAACGTTGTTTTAACGAACAACAAATATTACTTTTATTGGATCATCCATTTATCATAAACATGTATTTTACATTTCAAACAAACACACATTTATATTTCATTCTTGATTATTGTTCAGGAGGAAATTTATATAATTTATTAAAAATACATGGACATTTCAGTGAAGATTGGATAAGATTTTATAGTTCGGAAATATTGCTTGGTATTGAATATTTACATTTTATGGGTTGTATATATAGAGATCTCAAACCAGAAAATATTTTAATTAAAAGTTGTGGTCACATTGCAATTACTGATTTTGATTTAGCAACATTTGATCCAAATCAAGATTCTAAAATCAATATATCCTTATGGGAAAAAATAAAAAATAAGTTTTTATTAAATGAAACTCATCATTTCTCAAGTGAACCTAACATCCTTAGATATTCATTTGTTGGTACAATAGAATATATAGCACCTGAAATTTTGTTGTTACACCAATATACATCCGGAGTAGATTGGTGGTCATTTGGTATTTTACTTTTTGAACTTGCATATGGTAAAACTCCATTTGTGAATAATAACTATAATAAAATAACAAAATCAATTTTAAATCAAAAACCAAAATTTCAGCATATTTCCAAAAAATTGAAATCTTTGATTAAAAAATTATTAAAAAAAGATCCAAAAAAAAGATTGGGATACAAAGGAGGGGCAAATGATATCAAAGATCATATTTTTTATAAAAATATTAATTGGCAATTTATAAGAAATAATACACCACCATATATTCCCCCAAACAGTGACAATGATAATAATTATGATAATAACAAAGATATATCAATAGATTTAAAAAAATCTTTTATGCCATCAAAATATAGATCAAGATTTAACACTAATCCACCAATTCAAAATTCAGATTTAGAAATAAATAATTTTAGAGAAAGATTTTATTCAGAACCAAATGATAAATTTAAAGATTTTGGTGTTTTAACAAAAATTCAACATCATTATTAACTTGCATTTTTTCATAATTGAAAATTTCAAAATCTTTTGCATATATATGATTTATTAAATCAATATTATTTTTTGATAAATTTTTTCTTGTCATAATTTTTGGCGAAACATTTGTTTTAGTATTATTTTTATTTTTCAGAAAATCAAATTCTTTTTTCAAATATTCAAATATTGAATCAAAATTCTCAAATTTGAATATTTTATCAACTATAATTCTTTCGTCATGATCACATACAAATTTATATTGTGGCATAAAATGATTACCAATTCCATTATACCCACCATTTGGATCCAGTATAATTAAATTTAAAAAATCATCAAATGAAAATGATATACTTTCAGTTCCAATCAAAAAATTGTATTCTGAAATTGCTCTGTCATATGGATTCCTCACAATAGAAAAACAAAAATCATAATTATTACAATGATCAAATTCCAAAATTTCATTAATTGTTAAATGTTGATAATAAAGTTGTTTATCATTTTTTATAAACAAACCAAATAGGTTTTGTTTATTTGGTACATTGTTTTCAATCGATAATCCAAAAAAATGTTCTATACTTGTTCCCCCTGTTTTAGGAATATGTACGAAAATAATTTTTTTGTTATTAATACTGATTATCATTATAAATAATTTTTTTAAATATATTGATTTAATGGATAAATTAAAAAATTGATTATAATATTTTTTAATGTTATTTAATATTCTATGTCTCAACACATTTCAAAAATACGATATAACATATTGATAACATTCTTGCTATTATCAATATTTATATCAACAATTTGTTTAATTAATTCATGTGATAAAATAATTAAACCATTATGTTCTTCAAATATAAAAATAGAAAAAATTATTTTTACAAATTTTACAAATAATTTTAATCAAACAATATTTGATGGTTTTACTCTTGATTTGGAAAAAAAATGTAAATTTTTTGATACAAACACAATTGAAAAAAATAAAATATATGAATTATATTTTGATTTAGTCAATAATGTATGTTTTAGAGAAAACAAAGATAGATATAGAATAATTTTTGGAATAATATTCATAGTTATTGGTTTTATCAATTTATTTTAATAAAAATTTGCACAAACAAAGAAAATACAATTTATATTTCATAAAATTTTGTCGTTCATTATCAACATTATTTATTTATCATAATATAAATGTCATTTAATTGGAAATTTTATATAGATTTTTATGATTTGAAAATTACAGAAAGAGAAGCTCATCGACATTACTTATATCAAAAAAATAAAGATAATTTAATAATTAATAAAAATCAACTTGATCAGTTATGTTTTAATAATAATTTTGATTGGAAAAAAATTAATGATGAAAATCAAACTTTAACTGAATTGGAAATTAAAAAAAAATGGTTTGATGACTTTAAAAATACTAATTTATCAAAAAATATTGACCAACAACTAAACAATTATCAACAACCAAATAATGATCAAAATCAAAACAATATTACAAACAATGATATAAACGAAGATCAAAA